AGCAGCAGCGTATTGCGCTTCCGTAGGCTGTTTTGCACTATCTAGTATAGCCTTACGGACGTCGTCTTCTGTTGCGAAGGATTCTGCTTCCGGAATTTCTGGAGCGGCTTCGCTAGCCTCTTTAGGTGCGTTCTTAGCTATCAAAGCGTCCCTCTGAGATTCTATCTCAGCACGGCGAGCGTCAGAAAGATTCGTAGATTTTAGCTCTTCTTCAAAGCCGCGAATCTTCTTATCTATATTTCTTTGTTTAATAGCACTAATGCGCATGTCGGGTCTACTTGCACGGACTTCTTCAGCTTTTCCAAGTTGGCGATACTTCCGGTCAAAACTTTCTTGTAGCTTTGTAGTCAAAGTGTCCACACGACTTTGCGCGGCCTTAGCCTTGGGTGTGTTTGCGCCTCTTTGGTTAGCTAATAATTTTTTAGCAGCTTCTAGGGCTTTTACTTTGCTCAGTAGTCCGGCAGCACCGTACTGCTTTAGCTCGTCCTGCGTGTAAACTGTACCGGCTTGCAAAGGAGACTTTGTAGGGCGGCCGGGTGTTGAGGACTCAATAGATGGTGCGTCCTCCGCAACGGATAGGTTATCGCCAGTCTTTTTGTCGGTAAACCCAGATACGAGTTCTCCAGATTCGTCTGTGCGTGCCATATTAGGCGGTAAGTCTTGGAGAAACGGAGCAGGCTGTGCGTCCGCTGTCGGGGCGTCAGATAGCCCCATACCTTTTTTAACTTTGGGTATGTAGTTGCGAGTTTCTTCTGGTAGTTTGTCTAAGTCAGCGCCGGCGGCAATCCACTTATCTGTGTTACCCGGCCCCCAGTTATAGGCTGCTAACGCATGGTCTAAGTTACCATTATACTTTTTAAGCAGAGCGTCAAGGTATTGTTGGCCTACACGGCGGTTTTCTTCAGGCGAATCGTCCTTTGCGGGTTCAATGCCATAGCCGGGGTTTTTAGCTGTGTCCGGCATTAACTGCATTGGGCCTCTAGCGCCCGCAGGACTAACGGCATTTACATCGCCTCCGCTCTCTACTTGTTCAACCGAAGCGTACAGACTGTCTCTATTGATCGGCTGATTAGCGGAAGAAGAATTAGCCGGAGCTGCAGCAGCACCAGTCAATGCTTCTTTAGTAGAGTCTTGAGGAGTTTGAGCATCTAGGGGTGCTGGATCGTCAATATTGAACGCTTGCTTAATAATGTTGTCGTCAATACCAAAGTCAGTAGCAATTTGTTTTAGCTTGTCGCCTTTAGCGCGAGTAACGATGCCTGTAAAATTAGACAACGCTTTAGGGTCATCTCCGAGCCCGGGAGTTTCCGCTGCTTTGTTAAGTACTAGTTGAGCTCGCGCTGCTTCAAGTTTCTGAGCGTCACGATAAAAAGAAGCACCGTTATCAGAGGCCCCCATAGCACTCATAACATTGAGGCGGCGTGAGCCAAGAGTATTAAAGTCGGCTAAGTCAATCTGAGCGACTGCGTCTTTATCGTCGGACGTTCGGTTTTCTGTGAGCGGAACCTGCCGTCCATCTGGGCGTGTTACCTTAACAATTACTTTACCAGTCACAGTATCGAAATCAAAGCCGGACACTGCCGTTTGGAAAACCCGCCCTTTTTCATCTTTAGCTTGATTAAAACGGGGGTCTGCATTCAAAACTTTAATTGCTGCATCTGGCTGTTCCTTTGCCAACTTAAGAAAATCAAAGCTTTCTATAGGGGCGTTAGGATCTTCGCTTCTAGTGCGGTAACCACCGAGCGAGTCTATCTCGGTCATCAGGGATTTCTGACTCTCTAGCGCCTGCTTGCGAGAATTCTCGCCGTATTGCTGGTTGCGAATTCGGTTCTGGTCTCTGCGGGAAAATCCTGCTTGCGACTGGTTCCAAGTATTTTGTATTACTGATCCAAGATCTACTGCCATAAGAGCCTCTATAGGAAAGCTATTGCCAAAAGCGAAGTGGCCATAGATATGTTCTGTTGTTTTTGAGCTGCTTTCTGCTGTGTGTATTGATTGTTACGGCTCGTTTCATTTTGAGCAGCCGAGCCTAACTGTTGTTGGGACGCTCTGTTAACGCCTTGCCCTATATTAATAAGGTCAGCTAGTAACGCTTTGTTCTGCTCTCTTTGAGCGAGTTTTGCGTCGTTAATGCCTTGCAAACCGCCTAGCGTAGTGCCGACAAATGACTGACGATTTCGTTCCTGTTGTTGAGCCGGTGTAAGCGACGCGCCGTAACGAGCGTTGTTTCTGTCGCTAATACCGAGGCCCATCTGATTGGCGGAGGCTGCATCAGCCCGTGCTTGGTCAATAAGGCTCGTGTCAGTTAGCGCTTTTTTTATAGCTTCTTTCTCAAACTCTCCGTAATCGCTTTGAAAGTTATTATACTCCCCGCGAGTAATAGAGGCGTACGCTCGGTTGACGGCCTTGTCGTCTTGACCGAGAACAATGTTGCCGGGGTTTGCTGCCGTAGAAGCCTTCGCAGCCTGTTCCGCAGCTTCCCGCTCCTTTATCTCCTCAATTATAGGATTCGCCGCTGCCATTCCGATTACTGATGCGCCAAACATTAGTTTCTACCTCTATTATAACTCACGCGATCTTTCCAGCTGCTAGCCAGTTTCACGGGCATCGGAGAACCGTCTGGGTTTTGTTTACCCGCGTTCATATTAGGGCTAAAGGCAGTACCGCCACCGGCGATATTATCCATACCCTGAGCGACTGCTCCAGTTGCTAGTTTTGCTACAGCGGCCTGAGCTGCCATCTTAGTCTCAAACTTTGCTTTAGCTTTTGTTAACGCTTCTGAGCTAGATAATCTTGCCGCTTGAGCCATACCCGATTGTGCATCTGCAGCCTGTTTTCTGGCAGTGCCTAGCACATTGGTTTGCATCTTGTTCTCTATCTGTTTGCCTTGCGTACTGGCTTGCCCAAGCTGACCAATATATGCTTTGGAAATATCTGAGCCGCCTTCCACGTCTTGTGTCTTCGCGTATGACGTGCCTGTTGTTAATGCTTGCATAGTATCTGCGTTGGCACGATCTCGTAGGGTATTTGTCGCGTCCGCCTCTTTGGACTGGTCGCGCATCTCGCGGAGTAAAGGAGCATAATTTTTCCGGAAGTTATTATACTCGTCTACGGCGACTTGTGCGTTGGCGCGGTCAGCCGCTGTTGGGCCTTCTTTTTTAGGGCTACTTCCCATTACAGTTCTCTCGTGTAAATAACGGCGTCTTTGTTCCAGCCCTCAGATGTGTAATAACTTTCTAAAGCGCTGATGGGCGTTCTGGTTTCTATATGTTTGAATCCATTTTCTTTAGCGAACTGGCAAAAGAAAGGCATGTATTTAACAGCCGCGTTTTTGCCTCGCTCTTTGGCACCGGCTAGCCATAGAAAAAATGTGTAGTCGCCTGTGTACTGGTCAAACAATTTTGTAGATATACAAAAACCTTCTGGTGCGACCCAGAGCACGGCGTCTCCGTTTAGGCATTCTGCGTATACATCTTCTGGTCTGAACGTTAGCTGAGGCTGCTCGGCTAAAATCTCTTCTATACCCACCTTAACCCAATCCCATTCGGCACGAATATTTCCTACCTCGGGAGCGTCAGCAATCATTTCTGCGACCCGTACTTGTTCCTATAAGAAGTCCTACGGGGGGCAAACCCGCCATACTTTACTGATCTGGCCACACCTTCGTCTTGGTGTCTAGCCCGTAGTTTTGCAGCCTCTACGCCCTGTGTAAATAGGTTTCCGTATACGCCGGCGGCAGTATAGTCAGTCCAGTCTTTGCTTGGCATTCTTAGTAGTCGGAATAACGCGCCGTGGACAATTGCGTCTCGGTAGTCGGACATAACATCCGCGTCGCACTGAGTACTGTCGTGCGTAGGTTTTAGTTGTACGCGGATAGTCGTGCTGTTGGCAACTGTGTTTGCAGGTACTGGCACTAACGATAAAGTGGTACTAGTATTTTTTACGTAATACTCGGGGGTAGAGCCTATAGTAGTACGCCAGCTAGGAAGACGTTCTTCTAATAGACTAGTAGATATGGGTTCTAAGTTAGTACCTTGGTAGTTTACCCATAATATCTTGTGTACGCGGGTGTTTGCAGGTGCCTCAAACTCGTACTCATACTCGCCTTTTACTGTGGAAATAGGGTCTAGTTGAGACTGGTAAACACCTGCTCCTTCGCAAAACTCGATAGCAGCACTCCTGATTGCATTTCTGATCATAGTATCAGAGCAACCGGGAGTCATTGCTATTAGCTCCGGTAATAGGTCTTCATAGGCAGTATACGTAGCCATTTATTCTACCTACTAAGCGTTAATAGATTGTGTCTGAGCAGATGCTCGTGTTTCCATGTTAGGAGACGTACTTATATCTACTTGGCCTTTGCCTGTAACGGAAGCGCCAAATAGTTGGAAATGCGTCTGAGCACGGCCCGCGTTACCTGCGTACTCTGCGTCTTTCATATAAGCCATATACAAAACGTAGTTCATAACTGCGTTTGCAAATATATCAGGGATAGTTAAATCGTCGTTTTGGCCTACGGTAGCTGGGTTGGACGAGTATATAATCTCTAGGAAAGCGCCAGTAGTCACGCCCGGATAAACATAAAAATTACGGGGGTTAGCTTCGTCGTAGATGTAATGTTTAACAACGGAGCCGTGTGCTGCGTCACCAGTGACTAGACTATCATGCCAGTCTGGAGTTTGTGCGTCTAACACTTCCCTTCCGACTAAACGTACAGCACGTTTTCCTGTCGCAGCGGCATCAGCAGCACTCATGTTACGGACTGCTTTTAGTAGTCTATTACCAGCGTTAGGTATTGATTGCTTAGTGCCAGCGACTAAGGTGATCGTTGCATTAACGGCAGACGCGTCTGGTTTGAGAAGTGCTATTTCTCGCTGGGCGTCATTCACCCATAACACTAACTCGCCAACAACAGGCCATCTAATACCAGTGGTGTCTTGCAGAGTAGTCTGAACGCGATCAATAACACTTTGTACTGTAACAGTCATGCCTTTAGCCTCTTAAGAATTGAGAGCGAGTTCCCATGCGGCATCACGCTCTTCGGTTCGGACGGTTCGTCCTACTATTTTATTAACTACTGCGGCTTTCGGTGTGCCGTCAGCTTTAAAATTATCTGGGTCGCCTAGCGAAATTAAGCCTTCTAGGGCTTCTATTAATTGTTGATCTGGGCCAATTAGCTCAGCATCAACTGTTGTTTCTTTAACTTCTGCTTCTGCTTCTGCTTCTGCTTTAGCTTTTACTGGTTTTTCGTCGCCCTTTACTTCTTTGCCGCCAGCTAATAAAGCTACTGCAGCAATTTCTGGGCCTACTTCTCTAGGCTCGTTTGCCTTAAAACTAGGGTTAGACCCCCAAGTCGTAGATAGAACTGTATTTTTATCGAAAACAACCTTCATGGTTTACCTCTAGGTGGGAAAAGAAAGCCCCCTCCGAAGAGGGGGTTCTTATTAAACTACTTACTGAGCAGTGTCTAAAGTAATAACACCGAAATCTTCGTCTTGAGCCGTGATTTCGCTGCGGTAAACAGGCTTACGTAAGCCAAAGATCTTACCTACTGAGATACCTGCTTGGTTACCGTAATCGAAAGTATCTTCGACCATTTCAGGTAAGCCAATATCAGCCATAGCTAGAGCTTGAGCACCACAGAACAATGCACGTGCACCGTTCACATTTGCGCCAGAACCCCACTTGTAGCCAGCTGCGCCAGCGTTAGCTGAAGAACCAGATGTTGCGCCGGAAGTGTTAAACACGTGGCGGAACTCATGGATCATTACACCGTCGACCATTAAGCTTGAAGAACCAGCAAATAATGGGTTAGCAGAACCGCGTACACCAGCGTTGCGAACGTTAGCCATAAAGTCAGTATCTAACTTCAAGTCAGCCATTTGCTGTGGAGTAACGAACATGTGGAATACTTCTTGGTTACCAGCACCACGAATACCACGGATGTAGTTGTCTTTAGCGTAAGCTTTAGTCTCTACAATTGCTCGGTAGCTAAGTTTATCTACATCTGTAACGTCATCAGTAGATGAGCCAGAGACTATATAGCCTGCAGAGCCAACGTTTTCGTTCCAACGTAGACGTCGGCCAGAAGTAGCAGCTGATACATCGCTGCTAAACGCTAGATCTGCAAGATCGTGCCCAGCAGTAGGTGAAGCAGTACGCAAACCACCGTTATTTTTGTGAGTGTAAGCAACACCTGACAAAGTCAAGAATGCTAATTGGTCAATACGGTCAGCCATTGCGTATGCAAGTGCGTCACGAGATTGCTCACGGAAGTTAACAACGTGCTTTTGGTCAGTTAAACGACCAGCTTGACGGTTAGCGAAACGTAATTGATCCATTTCGATGCCGATTTGGTATGCTTTAAGCGCTTCTTCTGCGCCTTCTAACGCGTTGTCGCCGGTGATACCGTCGCCAGTCATGTCAGCAAGCAAAGTGATATTCGCTTTTGTGCCTTTTTGAGTTTTAGTCAACTCAGTAACGCGCTGAACCATAGCATTAGAGCCAGTTCCTGCGAATTGGTTGATGAAAGAGTTGTTACGAGCTGCTTTCCAAAAGTCGCGTGACCACGCCTGTAATTGGTTAGCATCTAATTCTGAGAAATTTGTTTCAGCCATGATGGCCTCCGATAAATAGACAAAATAAATACGTGGCAAAACGCCACAGTTATCAGCCGACTTAAGGAGCGGCTAATCCGTATTCCCGTATCGTGGGATGACGAACTAGCGCAGGTTTTACGAGTAGCGAGCTCGACAGGTTTTACGCCTTTTGTAGGCGAGATACGTTTTTTACGGCTACGGGCCGATCACATATCGTAGTGATGGACGTATAAGTCATACTAGTACAGCTAACAGTGCAATGCAACAATTATCTCATTTCTGACTTACGACTTTTTCTAGAGTGGCAAGCCTTAGCTTGAGGTTATGTATGTCATCTAAGCGTTCTTCGCTATTTTTTATCTGTTTATTAACAAGCTTCTCTGTGTGTTCAATCAACATATCTTGCCGCGCGTCAGCGGGCAGGGCACCTAGTTCACCCCTTGGCCACTTAATCCGAAACTCTGAGTTAGACCGTATGTCCATCTGGGACTTGTCTAAGGCATGCTCAAGGCTGTTTAACCGTTCTTGCATAGAAAAGTACGCCATTGTAGATACTGATGTAAACGCGATCATCGCAAGCAGATTCCTCACCGGGATTGTTACCGCTGTATCTTCGGATAATTTGGCCATTCAAGTCACCTATAACGTGCTGTTTTCTTACCTATCTTTTTAGGCTGTTTACTATGTTGCTTACCTGCCTTGGTGTCGGCACGTTTTTTCTTAGATGTAGCAGCATACTCCTTCTTACTGAGTGCTTCTCTGGCCTTTTTAGGTAAATAACGTTCGCCAGTAGCTTTCTTACCTTGGGTACTGTTTTTACCTGACTTAGTACCCCATTTCTCTTTAGTCCACTTTTTTAAGCTTTTTTGCGGTTTTTTTAGGGGCATTAGTCTTTATACCCCCCGCCTTTAGCTTTGTATTGTTTCGCTAACATTTGAGCCTTCCTAGCAGACCACTGCCCAGCCTTACCGCCTTTAGACCCTGATTTAATTTTATTAAACAGGTTCTTTCGCATAGTAGGCTTCGTATAGTTGCCTGCTTTGTTAACCGTAGACTTTTTAGCAGGCATAACTAATACCCCATTTTCTTCGGCTTTTTCTTCGGCTTTTTCTTCTTAGTTACTTTCTTCGCAGCTTTCTCGGCTGCCTTCTTGCCCTCTTTTGTATAAGGGTATTTCTTACCTGCTACAGTTGGCATATATCACCTCTCTACCATTTAACTTTATCGGCCCAATAGGCCGCTGACATTTTTCCTTTTGCTATGTTCTTCCTATGTCGTGCTTTGAAACTAGCTCGCTTGGCCTTCATACGTGCAGATTCACCTGCTTTAGGCTTACCTGCAGTACTCGCCCCTTGCTCACCAAACCTAATAGTCTTAACTTGTTCACCTTGTTTGGCTACAACAACGTGCGATTTCTTGGCGTGGTTAGGAGTCCGCTTCGGCTTATTGTAACCCGAGACCCCAGCTCGGGCTAACCGTGGATCTTTTTTAGTTGGCATACTGACCTCGTTATAGGATGTCTCCTCGGAGACGTTTGAGTGTTGCCGCCGGTAAAGCGTCAAATTCTTCTTCGGTCATGGTATCAAAATCAAATGCTTCTTTGCCATGACTATTAGATCCTTCACCAGATGAAATCTCTGGCGGTTGACTGCTAGCAGCAGCAATTTTCTTACTTACCTGTTTTCGCTTTTTAGCTACTTCGTCAACGACAGTCTGCCCCATAGACGCTGGATCTGCAGCGATATCAAGGTCGTGGTCACGGATTACGTATTTAGCTGCTTTAGATAGGGCGGCAACAGAGTTATCACCCTTCATGATGAACGCGTCGCGTAGGTCGAGGACCTCTTGCGTGATCTCTTCGTTGAAGTCCTCGTGGTTCTGGTCAAATACAGGAAAACTAGCTTCAAGGCTGTTTGCCGCCTGTTGTAATGCAGTCATCTGCTGAGTCTGATCATAACGGGCGTCCATCTTCTCGGACATTTCGTACTCAATCTGAGCTCGTTCTGCGTTTCTGATCTCTCTACGCAGGGCAACGGCTTTTTCTGGCTCGCCGTCAAGTACGAGATTCTGGTACTCGACCTCTTTTTCGTCGAAGTTGTACTCTTCGGGGGCGGTTTCCGGTTCCTGCTTGGCAGCCTTCATTAGGTCTAACTGTTTTTCCAAGTCGCGTTGCTTTGCTAGAACTTCGTCTAGGCGTGACTTAGGAACCATTGGCTTCTTAGCAGCTTTCTTAGAAAGGCTGGGGGTAGCCTCTTCTTCAGTTTCAGCAACTGGCTCTTCTTCAGTTTCAGCAACTGGCTCTCCTTCAGTTTCAGCAACTGGCTCTTCTTCAGTTTCAGCAACTGGCTCTTCTTCAGTTTCAGCAACTGGCTCTTCTTCAGTTTCAGCAACTGGCTCTTCTTCAGTTTCAGCAACTTCTGGT